ACTACAGGGGCTCTTAGAAACGTTTTTGCATCTACTGCCGCACCCACAAGTACTGACGGTGCTGATGGGGACATCTGGTTTAAGTACGCGTAGACCATGGCCAAGTACGTAAAAGTAGGAGGTACATGGAGAACCGTATCTCCCGATAATGCTTCCGTACAGACTGCCTACGTAAAAGTAGACGGAACCTGGCTGGGAGTAACTAACGCCTACGTAAAAGTTGCCGGTACTTGGCGATCAATATTTATCTATAGTTCTTTTATTGTTCCAAACGTTGTTGGTCAAGTTCTAGCTACCGGTAGAGCAAACATAACTAACTCCGGAAACACTGCTGGAACAAATACAATACTTAATAATGCCAATGGAGCTAATTCAGATAACAATGGAAAAATTGCTTCACAGAGTGTTACTCCAGGAGTATACCTAACAGCTCAAACTGTAAACGTTAGCTATTACGTATTTGCATTTATTACCGTCCCAAATATTTTAGGTCAGACACAAGCAAATGCCAACTCATTAATTACTAGCAATGGAAACACCGTAGGGTCGGTATTATTTACGGCATCTGGCGCAACCGGAGCTAATAACGCTACAGTCGCAAGTCAGACTATCCCCGCAGCAAATAACTATACTGTCCCACAAACCGTAGGATACACACTTTACTCCTATACTGTGCCCACCCCAAGCCCACCTTCAGTTAGACTTGTTTCTAAATCATCCACCCCTCCCCAGTTTACTTTTGCAACTGATTTTGGTGCGAATACAACAAGTGCTTTAGCCTACTGGGGTCCTTCAGGTCAAGGAAACCAAAATCTTGCTGGTAACGTTACAAGTAACGGAGGTACAGTAACTGTTACTGGATTAACTGCAGGACAAACATACTCATTTATGTCTTATCCTAATAACACACAATTTGTAAATACTCTTGGAAACGTAACCCAAGGCGGTTTGCCATCAACAATGCAGTCTGTAACTCTCGATGCCGTCCCAGCACCTACTTCCGGCAGCATAAGCCAAAACCCAGCTTCGGGTACAATTAATATAGGTACTACAATAACCGCTTCAACTTCTGGGTGGAACAACAACCCTACAAGTGTTGAAATTAAACTTGTTCGCGGTACTGCTGGAGTTGTTGAGAGCGAAGATCCTGGTAATAATCCGCGAGCCATCGGTTCTGGATCTACTTCTGCATCACTAAGCTACCCCGTAACACTAGATGACTACAACTCTGGAAAAAGATTCTTTAGAGCTTTTGCTCGCGCATCTAATCAAGGCGGTACTTCTGGTTGGATCCAAACCGGGGTGGATATTGGTTCTATAAATGCCCCTGCACCAGCTGCACCTAACCCTCCATCATCTGTAACTGGCGCGGATGTTCTTAGCCCTGTCGGTGGGCGGTGGAGTTGGACAGCTGGAAGCGGGGGGTCGGGCAGTTATTCTTACTTCCTTCGTATTTATAATAGCAATGGCACCTTAAGAACTGGTCCAATTGGTCTTGGAGATCAAACATATGACTATACTCAAGCAGGAACTTTTTATGCTACTGTAGAAACTTTTGATTTAAACACCGGACTTACCTCTACTACAGCCAGACAATCGGCCACGGTTACCTTTACTGCGGTGGCTTCTGACCCAACCATTACAGTTAGTAACCGGTATGTTAGTGGGTCACCAAATACTTGGGAGCTTACTGTTAACAATACTGGTGGGGCAGGTACTTTTACTTGGGGACTTCAATTCTCTAACTCAAACGGTGGAACTGTTTTGTCTTCTACAACCGGTGGCCCAGTAAACCTCCCAGCTAATGGTTCGGCCACTGTAACAAGAAATAGTAATACGTACTCTTGGGCTAGATGGGTAAATATCACTACCTCACCTGCAGCTACTAACGGCAGCAACAAGTCTACATCTTGGGAATAAGGAGAAGACATGCGCGGAGAACAACGTCAAGGACGTTTTGATGTCCCTAATGAACGTAAGTCTATAATCTCGGGCATTACCAAAGAGATAGTTCGTACTGTTGGTAGTGACATTGAGTGGTGGACCTATGATGAGCCGAGCACTGTAGTAGACCCAATCTACGACGTAGGTAGCTCAAACCCAAGTACCGGAGGACGTCGTTGGCATGGCCCTCTTATAATCCCATGTATTAATGCTGTTATCTATCAAGGCGTAACTATGCAAAGCGACCGCGGTTTTTATAACGTTGACGTTTTAAGGGTTACCTTTAATATGGATATCGTCGAGCGAAGCACTGATCTTTATGGGTCAAGCAGCACCACTTCCGCCCACTTTAAAACCCTTGTTGATAACCCCGATGAATTTTTACGAGATCGCCTAGTATTTAGAAACGAAGTATTTACCCCTACAAAAATGTCTCCTAGGGGAATTATGAATAATAAGTACACCTTGTTTTCCTTAGACTGTAATCAAGTGAATCCTGAAGAACTGGTCAATGACCCGCAGTTTTCTAAGTACGCCTCTTATGACCCATTTAATGAGGTACCCCCAAATGCCTAGTAACGTAAACCCTAAAACACCTAAAGCTATAGGGCCGGCAAAAGCCACCTCAGCTAAGACTGTAAAAGCTGGGTTTAAGTCTGCCGAATCTTGGTCAAAAAAGTCCTCTGGAAAGTGGAAGGGTGGGCAAGCTAGAACCCTATCCCCAGGATCTACAGGGGCCATAACTAAGAGATTAAGTAGTAACAAATATAAGGCTTTGGGTAAGAAAGTAATACGCCCAAGAATACGTAAACAGTTTAGGCCTAAAGAAAAATAGTCCCACTTAGGGCTTCTTTTAAACGTCTTTGCCTTATCCTTAGAGCGACGCCCAGGCAACTGGGAACCCTGCTGATATACCTTGCACCTCATATGGAGGAATTATGATCTTTTTAGTCAATCGGCTAAACCGTGCTGAAACGGAAGCTGACAAAGAAGAGTTTGTTCGAGGAATCGTTGGCCTTAATACAGGCGGCGAACGTAAAGCTGCAGCGGGATTTATAGCTGGGTATTTACTCTCGAAAGCCCTTCGTAAAAATGGCTAGTATAACTAAACAATTAAAGATCAAACTTTACAAGGAATTATCAGCATCTGCTGAAAAGCATACCCTTACACTACAGTATGAGGCGCTTCTTGCTGGGTGGCCAGAAAACCTAGCTACAAAACTCGAGGTTCGCCCTAACCCTAATGGCAGCCTAAAAGTTTCCTACCCTAAAGAGCTTGAGAATAAGATCCTAGCTTTTGAATATGGCAACGAAGATACGCCCCCATCCCCAGTAATGCGAAATTACTTTACTAAGATTGGGGTAAATTAATGCCATTTATTTTAAATGAAGAGAAAGCTCTTAAGAGCCTTTTGTCTGGCCTTACCGTTTCAGACGCGGGAAACCAAGCACGACCTGTAGGGGTTTTCTACGGCCAACCGGACAAAGAAATCCGTCAACAGGCGTATCCTTATATGACTATTGACCTAATTAACATTTCAGAAGCAACCGAACGAGTACAGTCTGGAATAGTTACCGTCCCCTACCAACCAGAAGGTTGGGACGGAAACTCTAGTCGAGACACGTTCTATCCAATGCCTATAAACCTTGATTATCAAATATCAACTTTTTCTAGGCAGCCTCGGCATGACCGACAAATTTTAGGCGGACTATTTTCTATAGGTCGCTTACCAGTTAGATTTGGATCTATCTACGTACCAGAAGACAACACTTGGCGTCGACTGGATATGTTGGGTTTTTCCAAGAGAGACAGCACTGAGTCTGAAAAACGACTCTTTATGAATGTCTACTCAATTAGAATTAGTTCTGAACTATTTAGAACTGGTTTTGAAAGAACAGGCGTTCCGGTTACTCGTAGAAATATTAGTATCCGTGGCACTGATCAATCAAATGTATCAATATATGAACTGTTACAACTACAACAAGCACAACCCGCATAATAATCGGACCCCCTATGAAAACAACTAACCTATTAAGGAGAAAACCGAATGTCTACATTTAATAGACCGGGCGTATTTATTCAAGAAGTGGAACTTCCACAAACCATAGAGCTTGCCGAAAGTGGCAACGCTATTGGAGTTTTTGTTGGTGCTCTTGCAAAAGGCCCAACAGCTGTTCCAGTCCTTCTTAGTTCTTGGACACAGTTTGTAAAAACTTTTGGTGCATTGGATGACGCCTACCCAACAACTTGGGCAGCCTTTAACTTTTTTGCAAATGGCGGACGCCAGCTGTATATTAAGCGAGTTACCGGAGCTGGCGCAGCAGCCGCATCAGTTACTCTTACTGACAAGTCTCAAGCCCAACTAAACACAATTCTAGTATCTGCAAATAACCCAGGAGTTTGGGGAAACAGCCTTGCAGTTCAGGTTCGAGCCGCAGGAACCGCAACCCGATTTGGTCTTGCAGTTTACGGCCCACCTACAATTGCTGGAAATGCAACATCTAACCTAATTGAACAATTTACAGATCTGAGCATGAGCAGCACAGATCCTCGTTATTTTGTCTCTGTTATTAACCCAAGCTCTTCAGTTATCTCTGTATCAGATCTTAACTCTGCATCTACGGCACCAGATGATATGCCTACTGTAGGATCTACTCTATATGCGCTTGGATCAACAACTGCCGGAGCAGACGGGTCTGCCCCAACACGTACCAATATCTCGACTGCACTAGCTACTTTGGATCCAATCCAAAATCCACTAGTAATTAACGTCCCAGCTATTGCGTACACCTACACAACCTCTCTTACATCTACAGAACGAACTCTTGCAGTAAACATGTCAGCTGACTTAGTTTCTTATTGCGAAGGCCGTGGAGACTCATTTGCCGTTCTAGATACTCCAGCAGGACTTACAGTAGCTGAAGCTCAGACATTTGTTGATGATGTGTCTACTGCTTTTGCTGCAAGCTCAGCCGGCGGATGCGCAGCATTTTACTATCCTTGGGTTTTGATTCCAAATGCTTTGCGTTCTACGCCTGGGGCTACACGTCTTCAGGCACCGGGCGCAGCAGTTGTAGGTCAGTACCTAGCAACAGACGCTTCTCGCGGAGTGTTTAAGACACCTGCAGGACTAGGAAATCAAATTGCTCTAGCTGTTACTACAGAAAGACAATTTACAAACGCAGAACTTGATGCAATCAATACATCTGCTAACCCAGTAAACGCAATTCGAGCAGTACCTGGAGCTGGAATTGTAATTATGGGCGGTAGAACTCTTAATAATACCCCAGGAAATCGCTACATAAATGTTCGTAGATCTTTAAGCTACCTTAAGAAAGAGCTTACAGACCTAACGTCATTTGCGATTTTTGAAAACAACGATGCTAGATTGTGGTTGCGACTAAATGTCACTATCTCAAACTTCCTAGGATCATACTGGCAACAAGGTGGTTTGCGTGGAGCAACTACTGCAGATGCCTTCTTTGTACGATGTGATGAGACTATCAATAGCGAAGCGGACATTATGAATGGCCGTGTAAATATTGAAGTTGGAGTCGCTTTAGAATACCCAGCTGAGTTTGTTGTTATCAAACTGGGTCAAATTACTAGCAACGCTACGGCCTAAGGAGATAAACAAACATGGCACTTTCAGTCGATAATATCAAGAGACAGTTAACTACTGATCCAGTACGTACGTTTAAGTTTTTAGTAACTTTTACGCCAAATACTGATGATTCAAAGTGGGACACAACTGCTTGGAATAAGATGGGTTTTGTATCTGTTTCCGGTCTTAGTGTTTCAACAGAACCTATTGCATACCGTGAAGGCGGATACAACACAAACGTGCACCAGATTCCTGGTCAGTCCTCTTTCACACCAATTACTCTGTCACACGGCGTAATGCTCGGACAGAATCAAAACCAGAAGTGGATGAAGCGTCTATTTGCCCTTATGACTCCTCGCGCAACAGCCGGAGTTGGGGCAGATTTTCGTTGCACCCTAGACATTGCAGTACTAAGCCACCCAAACCCAGCAGGATTCGATGTTGCTGGTGGCGGAGTTAGTGGAAAAGCAGCGACAACTGACGGTGGACAACACACCTCTATGCGTTTTAGAGTTTATAACGCGTGGATTGCAAACTTGGGCTACAGCAGTTTAGATGCAGGTCAAAGCACTCTAATGGTTGAAGAAATGACGATCGTTCACGAAGGCTTTGATGTTATACTTGCAGACGGCTTTGCCGCAACAGCCGGTACATTTAGCTCATAATTAAAAAAGAAATAGGTGCATAACATGGCAAATGAAACAATCGTAGTTGCAACGGATAATCCGGCTGCAGCTAACAAACTCGTAGAAAATGCTCTTAACTCTGCTGAGGCAGCGCAGCTGGAAAAAGCTCCAGTTGCGTTGCCTCCAGACGGAGAAGTTACCCTACCTGGTGGTCTTTATGATCCATTTGAGGGGTCAATTTCAACCGCAGTTGTTAGAGAACTAACCGGGGCTGATGAGGAAGTAATTGCTAAGATTTTAGATCCAGGCAAGTCACTACTCACAATCTTGGAAAGAGCAGTAATAAAAATAGGCGATGAAGAGGCTACAAAAGAAACACTAGACCAGCTTCTAGCTGGAGACCGTGAAATGCTTCTTCTAGCTATTAGAAAGATCACTTTTGGGGAAGAAGTAACTGTTGGCCCGGGTTTATGTCCGACCTGCCAAGAAGAACAAACAGTTACGATTCACCTAACCGATGACGTTGAGATTAAGACTCTTGACGAAAAAGATCGAGTTTTTAGCATAAAGTGTAAAGTGGGTATTGTTGAGGCAACACTACCTAGTGGAGCCGTACAAAAGACACTTGTAAACGCTTCAAGTAAAAACTCTGCAGAACTAGACAGCCTTCTACTGCAGGGCTGTATAGTAAGTATTAATGGTTTGCCAATAACAAACCCGCAGATAGTTAAAGATTTAAGCATTAAAGATCGCAGAGATATACTCAAGGCAATAACAGACCGCAATCCTGGTCCACAACTCGGTGCAATTAAGAAAGCTTGTCAGTCTTGTGGTTCGGAGGTACCACTTCCGCTAACTTTAGCGGAACTATTTCAAGAGTGAGTTAAGCTACGAACTACTCATAGAATCTTATGACATTCTTAGCAAGAACTACCCTGGATGGACCCTAGACGACATAAAGCACCTCTCATTTAGAGAGAGAACCATGTGGATACTACGAATTAGATAGGCGGTGATTTAAATTAGCAGTCAGCATATGTTTCCTACCGACGATGAGGTAGAGGGCGTTGGAGATACTTTTACAAAAGAATTCGTAAAAGCCTACAAAGTTCTTAAGCAGATGACTGCTGAGACCGCCAAAATGAAAGAAAATGGCGAAGCCTATGGCGACGCCGTATCCGGTGGATCACCCGGACGTAGTAAATTAGGTCTAGGAACCGTCCTGGGCAGTTTCACCCGTAATGAAAAAATACTAGGTGGCGCGGCAATAGCTGGCGGAACCTTCATGAGCATGGCTCCAAATACCATGTCAGCTGTTGCACAAAGAATGTATGCCGACTCTGTTGCCGGATTAAGCGGCATGAAGTCTCGAGAGTTAATTGCGCAATCTAATCGTCTAGTTAATGGCGCAACAAGTGCTGGCGGCCCCACAGCAGCTGCGGCAAACATAGCGTATCAAGGAGGTTACTCCGCTAATTCTAAAAGCTCCATGAACATCATGTCTCAGCTTGGTGGAATGAGCGCTCTTTCCGGACAAACTAACGAGCAGTCTGCAGCTAGCCTTTCCCAAATGAACGGCGCCTTATTTTTACGGTTAGGCGTAAATATCAGAGATGCTCAAGGCAACTTAAAGCCTATAAATACAATTATTAACTTAGTTTACAACATGTTATATGGTGGTCGTGAAGTTACCGAGCAACAGGCATTTTTACTCTTTAATCCAAATTCTAAAGGTTACTCGACTCTTATGTTAATTTGCGGTGGAGACCCCGGTTTATTTGGACAGATTGCTTCTGCAATTTTAGCTCGAGCTAGGAAAGGTAAGGGCCTTACAAAAAAGGATTTAGGAAGCGCACAGTCTGCATTAACTACTATGGGTGTAGAGTCGGGTAGCCCATTAAGATCAAACTTTAGGTTTCAAGAAGGGCAAAGCTCGGCCCTACAATCAACCGAGGGCGGACTTGTAGGCGGATATAATGCATCCCTAAACGTTGTTGCAAAACTTAATGAAGGATTTGCAGATCTTGCTTCTGCATTAGGGCCAGTAACTGGCGGCCTTATGGGCCTTAAAGGCATACTACAAACCTTCCCTAACGCGGGAAATATGGGTGGTACCTTAGCTACTGCTGGAAGCGTTGGCATGGGCATAGCCAATACTGCGGTTAACGCAGCTATTATGGGCCGAATAATGGGCGTTGGAAGATTTGGTGCTGGAGCTAAAGCTGCTTCCCCTCTCTTTGCCGGAGGATTGCGTGGCGCAGGCAGTCTTATGTCAGGCTTAAGAGGTGGTTTAGGTAAGGGTGCTGGAAGATTAATACCCGGTCTAGGACTTCTACTAAGTGGTATGAGTGGGTACGGAGATCAGAAGTCTGATAAAGGAATAATGGGCGGCTTATTAAGTGCCGCTGGTACTGGAGCTTTGGCTGGCGGTGCTGCAGGCGCATTTGCGGGCGGAGTAGGCGCAATTCCAGGAGCAATACTGGGAGCACTTATAAGCGGTGGCGGATACCTAGGTGGGCGTGCAATTGGCGCTATAGGTGGTCCAGATGATGATCATGGCATTGGTGGCGACAACAATATGCCTGGCAAGGGATCTGTTGGAACATTCTCTTTACCGGTACCTCAAGGAACTCCGGTAACTTCTCACTTTGGGCGCCGTAAAGGTGGAAACGGTATCAGCTCTAACCATCGCGGTACAGACTTTGGTGTTGCCGAAAATACAAACATTACAGCCGCTGCTGACGGTATTGTTACTGAAGTTGGCAGTGGCGGGGGTTACGGAAACTACGTAATTATAAAGCATGGAACTAAATCTACTTTGTACGCACACTTAAATCGTGCTCTGGTTCGAGTCGGTCAAGTAGTTAAAAATGGACAAGTAATTGCTAAATCAGGTGGTCGTAAAGGCGCTCCTGGAGCGGGAGCATCTACCGGACCACACCTTCACTTTGAAGTTAGAGATAATGGTGGCCGCGGTGCACAGGGCCGCATTGATCCTAGGGGATTATTTGGAAAAGCCGCTAACTTTGTAACTAAAGCTTTTAGAGCAGGCTTAAACATGGCTAAAAACGTATTCTCTAGAGTAAGCGGCGGTCTATTCGGTAGACAAGATGCTTTTTCTAATTCTCAAAGTGGTGAAATTGGTAGGGGATTATCTGACCTAAATAGCCGAGGTTTATCAGATTTAAATAGTGCATCTTTATCCTCTTTATTGTCCGGAGCAATTGGCGCTGGCAGAGAAATTGGATCTGAAGATCTTGATAAGTTTACCTCTGGGTACTCACGAAGAAGCGTTTCAATTTCAGAAGGAATTACTGGAACTTTAAATAGCGCCGATGATGCAGTTTCTTCTCAAATACCTGGTGGAAGCAGGGCTGCTTATATTCGCATGCTTCGCCGTGCTGGGTTTTCTGGCAAGTCTTTAGAAACAGCCTTTGCAGTATCCCTTGCCGAGTCCCGAGGTAATCCACGAGCATTCAATAACAAACGGCGAGACCTTTCTTACGGACTATTCCAAATTAATATGAAAGATAACGACCCTTCAAGCCCAAATATGGGGCGTAATCGTCGCAAACAATTTGGAATTAAAAACAATGAAGCCCTATTTAACACCGACACAAACATTAGAGCAGCATATGAAGTGTCCAATAAGGGTAGCTGGTGGAAACAATGGTCTACTTATAATGACGGCACATTCCTTAGGTATATGGATGACGCTAAGCGTGCAAAAGAAGCTGCGGGCATAGGTGGTGGTCAAGAGTCATACTCTTCTGGTGGGATGATGTCCTCTGGATCCTCTACAAGAGAATCCTCTCATAGGGGAGAAATAACCGTAAACATGAACGTAAGTATTGCTAGCGCTAGCTCAGCAGACGCGGAAAGACTATTTAAAGAATTTAGTAGAAAACTTAAAAGGTCTATTGAAGAGAATGAGATTAGGACATACTAATGGCCGTAACTTATTACTATAACGTTTACTTACAACAGCACTTAAATGGCGTATGGGTAAATATAGAGACTCAAGTTGCTAAAATTAACTTTATAGACTTTAAAGATAGCGGCAATGTTCAGGTATCTCCAACGGATCAAGCTGGAAACCAACTCGGTAGCCAAAGTCAATTGCAGTGGGTAATAAAAGCCTATAAAAAAGATGGCACTACCGTTACTCAACTAAATGACGATCAAGTTAGGGTAGTAAAAGCAACCGTTCCCGCAAACCCAGTAAATGACATTCTTAATGGAATTGAAACTTGGAATAACCTATACTTTACAGCTCAAATTAACAAATTTACATTAAATTTACGAGCCCTTAAATTTCCGTACCTAATTACCCCATCGTTTACAGTAACACATAAGGGTACTCATACAGGTTTTCCTGCAAATGGTACCTCAATACCTAGAGCAGATATTGCCGGTAAAGACTTTAAAGGGGTTCAAACGGTTCATTTTACAAAAGCTGAGGCTTTTCCTGCAATTCCAAAAGGGCTTATTGCAGAACTAGATATTGAGTACGCTGGAGCAGCCCCTATACGACAAACTCAAAACATCCACTATGATGTTGATTTAAAACAGTATGTTGGAATAAAACGAGTTGTAAACACTACCACACAGGAAACTACTTATTTTGCTTTGTACTACAATCCTGGCGCAAACGGCACCAAAGTTAAAGAAGTTGAAATTGGAAAAGACCCTAAAAAATTTATAAATGGAAGCAAAGGCCCAGCATACAAAGCGGCTATGGCAGTTCTTATCGATGCAATTGTAAGCGGAAAAGTTACAAACGTAAAGGTACCAAAAGAAAGTGACAAAGGCGGCGGTGGTGGTGGCGGAGGAAACGTATCTCCAAAAGAACCTAAAAATCCCGAGCGATGGAACCCTCCTTTTCATAAATCTACAAAGGGTAATCCAAGAAGTTTTGAGTGGACAGACAAAAAAGGTGTGGTTAACCGGCTCAGCACTGCCCCAGAATTGGGAAGAATTTACCAGGATAAAAACAGCGCATTAGCTGTAAATACAAACCCAGAAGTATCTAAAAAAGGTGAGCTTTGGGGATTTAGATTTATGTATAACCCAGAAACAATTAGTTACGGCGTTAGTGGATCACCATTTGATTACACAAACATTCAAGATGTCGCGATTCTTATAACAGGAAATATGTCTGTTAAGGTAACCTTGCTACTAAATCGTTTAGCAGATATGACTGAACTTCAAAGTACCAATAGCCCAACTAAATCTCCATATACTCCTGCACTAAGTGAAGTAGCTAAACAAGGTATATTAAATCGCGGAACTGAGTATGACATTGAGTTTTTATATCGAGTATGTAATGGAGACCCTAGTACAACTACGGGACAAGACCCTCTACTTGGCTATCCTGGATTAACCTCTGATAGCGGACTTTTAAAACAGACTCCAGTATGGCTACATCTTCACAATAGTTATAAAATTTTTGGGGCAGTATCAAACTTAGAGGTAGAACATCGTCAGTTTGATAGAAGAATGGTGCCCGTCCTCAGCACAGTAACCTTAACTATAAACAGATACCCAGCTATAGTTCAACTCTCAGACGACCTAAATGGTGACGTTCTAGAGACATTTAAGAAACGCTACGGTGGTGCTGGGGCCGTAGAGGAAGCGGATGACTAATGCCTATTGAAAGAGTGTCTAGATACTACGACGGTACTTTAGCGCAGATCACCTCTGGGCCCGAGTCTAAATTTCAAATTGCTGTTTTTAGGTTATGGCCAGACAATCAAGAAGTAACCTACTTTAACCACACATGGGTTATTACTGATTCTTTAGCCGCTTTAGCTGCAACATATTGTGGTGGAACTAAATACTGGTGGGAAATTATGGATATAAACCCTGAAATTTTAGACCCGTTTAATATAGCTCCAGGAACAGTAATTAGGGTGCCAAATGAGTAATCTTGTACTTCCTGCCTATATTTGGAGACCCGATGTCTATAGTGCATCTTATAAAGTTGAGTTTCCTAACCTAAAATCACTTGACTTTTTAATTATGAGTGCAGAATTAAAGCAATCAATAGAAGAGCATGACTTGCTTATACTTAGAATTAAAGGAAAACCAAATCGAAAAGAAACACAGATTGCATACGGGGACCCTGTAAAGTTTACCTATAGATCTGGAAAGATTAAATCAGTATTTGTAGGAAAAGTTGATAGGATTTATCAAACAGGCGGTATTGAAGGCGTAAATCAAACTATAATTAAGTGCATTTCAGCGTCAGCATGCCTAAAAGATAGCACCCAAGAAATTCACACTAATGTTACTGCAGATCAAGTAGTCTCAAAAATATGCCAAAGATTTGGCCTATCTTCTACGGTTCAACGGGACCCTAGAGTAAGAAAAGCTATAGTTCAATCTGGGCAAACATATTGGCAATTATTTAGAAGTTTAGCTAAACAGACCGGATTTGCCTTACGTGCAGAGAATACTACTGTTACGTTTTGCTCTAAGGATAAGATAACCGCGAGTAAAAAAAGCCAAGCTCCATATTTTTACTATGTGGATAGCCCAGTAAATGGCGCTATAAATGCCTTGGAAAGGGCATTGGGTTCAATACTTTACTTTAAGCCTGTAATTAGTGACGCCTCCCCTGAGGCAGGGGTTAAGGTTGACAGGGTAATAAGTGGAAAAAGCCAAAATGGTAAACAAACTATTAAGACTGTACATCCTCACGTAAATAAAAAAACACCTCAAAAGGGTGCGGTAAAACCAAGTGAGGATTACTTCTTATGACAGCAAGTTTTTCTAAAAAAAATACTAAAGCATCGTTTAAAAAACACTATCCCTATGAAGTGGTTTCTAACGTAAATGACTCAAAACTTTTAGCAAATGCTTTAAGTAACACCAGCAGGTACCAATATACTATGGAAGTCACTGTTATAGGCAACTCAGATATTAGGCCATATGACCCAATCTATTTAGATAACCTTCCTAATGATCTTTCTGGGTACTGGACTGTGCTGTCTGTTTCCCATAATTTTAATGATCGTCGAGCTTATTATGTACTTGACTTGGTTGTTGGCGCCGAAACTCTTGGGGACGTAAACCCCAACGCTGGAAAAGCCGTTCAGTATAGAGATGTAGAAGGCGAACTTTCTGGACAGTCATTGACTATAGCTGAGTCCCAATTAACTGAGATATCCCTTTCTCCAAATAGCTCTGAACTTCAAGAGATTGATTACGATGGAGTAGGGCCAAATGTAACCCAGCCATCAAATTCATTTTCTACTTTAGTTACTAACCCTTACCTAATAAAACCACCATCACTTAAGGGCGTAAAAAATACGGTGTCATGGTCTGCAAAGAGGGGTAATAAAATAGTATAATGAATGACTATAGCAACAATGTGTATGGGGCAGACCCTCTTGGACGCCCAAGATTTTATGGGGTATATATAGGTAAGGTTTTAGACATTAACGACCCACTAAAAAAGAGTCGTATAAAGATTTCTGTAAATCAACCTACTGGCGGGTCTAAAACAGGTTGGGCTGAGGCTTGCCTACCTGTAACGAGCAATGCCAATCATCCGGATCATAAAGAGCATACGGCGGAAGCAATTGCCGCCCTGCTAACCACACAATCAAGTAGTACCGGAAGTGGCGGGGGATTGGATTCTCACAGCCATTCAATACCTGCATTGACTATTGTGGCTAAGGCTGGGGCCAGCTCTTTGGATCATGATCGAAAAGCAACATCAGATCCACAAGAGACTAACGTTACAGATGAACATACACCGCATAGAATTGTTCCTAGAAAATATCAAGAAGTTTGGGTCATGTATATTGCCGGAGACCCTGAATTCCCTATATGGATTGGAGTTAGGTCTTAATGAGAGCTATTGCCTACCCATATACCGTAGATGTTTCGGGGGAAATTTTAGCCGCAACATCTAGCGGCAAGATCTACTTAGACCGCCTAGCGACCCTAATGAGCACAGCAATAGGGCAGCGCCCTATGCAACAAAATTATGGGGTTGATCTAAAACGCGCCTTATTTGAAAATGAGTACATACATGACGGCGGAGAAGTAATGTCTTTTAGAAAAGCTGTTGAGGACGCCGTAAGAGAAGCAATTAATACCTGGCTAAAGGGTGTTAAAATTCAACAGATAGAGGTTAGCCCTCCCGAAGAAAATGGAACTAGCGAAATTAAAGTTGTTATTTTAGTTCCTGGGGATGAACAAGTCAGTTTAACTACATCAACAGCAATTTTTGGAAACGATGGGACGGTTGGTATTACACAATGAGTGAAATTCAAATTGACTACACTTCTAGGGATTACGCGGCCCTAAAAAACGAATTAATAAGCCTAGTAAACCTAAAAACAGGTGGCGCTTGGAACCCTACAGATCCGTCAGACCTTGGTAATGCTTTGCTCGAAGCTTTTGCTTATATGGGCGACATTATGTCCTACTACATCGACAGAGTTGCTAATGAAACCCAGGTAGAAACTGCCGTAAAAACAGAAACTCTTTTAAATTTTGCATCTTTATACGGATATCGCCCTTCAGGTCCAACTCCGGCTACTGTAACCGTGTCCTTTACAAATGACAGCGATGCCCCAATAAGTTTGCCTGTTGGAACTCAAGTAATGGCCCCGTTAAACTATGGACCTTTTTCTCAAGCATACTTTGAAACCACCCAACCTTTTACAGCAATTGCGCCAAATGCCACGGTAAACGTTGTTTGTGTTGAGGGAAAAACAGTAAACACTGATAAAGAAGACTACATTGATCCCGTATTC